GTACTAGTAAACATCCTGCGTGGCCTAGCTACGCGCACGAGGGGCAGACTGTTTGCGCATAATATAGATTATGTTAAATCTTGCAGGGTTAGCAGCAGATTTGCAGATTTGCAGTCACTTTTTGCCGAATATCGAACCCCCACCCTCCCCAGATCAGGCCGCCGCTCCTTGCTACATATAATACCTGCGGAGCAGGGAGTGTGACACAGCCCCTCTCTCCTCCCCAACTAGCAGCGATTAGTCACATCGCAGAGTTACGGAGAGGCATCACAGATAGCGATAGTGCATCTGAGCAGCTAGAATGCGCTGTATTGCTTTTGGACGTCTACGAGGCTATTCTGGAGTCGCATGGCATACTGATATACGAGGATCAGGAGAAGGTAGTACAGCATTGACGCACATTGAGATACCATATGACCCGAGGCCGTTGCAGATGAAGTTGCATAATGAGATGCAAGAGAAGCGCTGGGGTGTTGTTGTATGTCATCGAAGGTTTGGAAAGACTGTTTGGGCTATTAATCATATATTGAGGGATGCTTTATTGTCGGGAAAGACGAACCCCAGGTATGCTTATATGGCCCCTACTTATCGTCAGGCTAAGAATGTAGCTTGGGATTATATAAAACATTTTGCTGGTAGTATTCCGAATGTGAAGTTTCACGAGACTGAATTGCGGTGTGATTTGCCGACTGGTGCTAGGATTAGCTTACTCGGTGCAGAAAACCCCGATAGTTTACGTGGTATATATTTGGATGGATGTGTCATGGATGAAGTTGCTGACATGCCTGAGAATGTATTTCCAGAAGTGTTGCGCCCTGCTTTATCTGATCGTAAGGGGTTTTGTATCTTTGTTGGCACACCTAAAGGTCATAATGCTTTTTATGATTATTACGAACAGGCTTCATCTGATAGGGATTGGTTAGCAGCAGTGTATAAGGCTAGTGAGACTGGTTTGTTAGATCAGGATGAATTGGATGCTGCAAAGTTGATGATGACCCATGATCAGTATCAACAAGAGTTTGAGTGTTCTTGGAATGCGAATGTGCCAGGTGCTATTTACGGCAAGGAGCTTGAAGAGGCTACGACAAGTGGCAGAGTTACGAATGTACCGTATGATCCTTCTGTGCGTGTCGATACTTGGTGGGATTTAGGTATTGGTGATAGTACCAGTATTTGGTATACACAGACGGTTGGCAGAGCTGTGCATGTGATAGACTTCTATGAAAATAGAAACCAGGGGCTACCCCACTACTGTCAGATCCTTAACTCTAAGAATTATTTGTATGGTACGCATAACGCGCCGCACGACATAGAGGTGCGTGAGCTGGGTAGTGGTAAGAGCCGAAGAGAAGTTGCCTGGGATCTGGGGTTAAATTTTCGCGTTGTTCCCAAGCTTCCTGTTGAGGATGGCATACATGCGGCGCAAATGTTAATACCGAGGCTGTGGTTTGATCGTGAGAAATGCAAGCAGGGTTTAGAGTGTTTGCGGCAGTATCACAGATCTTACAATGATCGTACTCGTACCTTCCGTGCAAACCCTGTGCATGACTGGTCATCTCATGCGGCTGATGCTTTTAGATATTTTGCAGTAGGTTTAAGAGAAAGTGGGCCTTTGACTAAAGCCCCACAAATGCAAGCGGTTTCTGATTATGACCCATTCGCAGCTTGATTATAAGATTGCTAAGTTTATTCATGCGGCTGAAGTAACGGAAGTTTGCAAAATGTTTCACGCTGAAAGTTATCAGAGATTTGCTAACTTTAATTTTGATCAAATGCACGAATGGATTGAAGAGCGTATTGATAATGATGACAGCGATATTTTCACGGCTTGGGATGGAAATAACCTTGTTGGGTGTCTTGTTGGTATGGTTTATTACTACCCATATTCAAATACACTAGTCGCGGCTGATTATATCTGGTATGTTATACCAAAGTATAGGGGCGGCATGGTTGGTGTTCGCCTGATGAAAATGTTTGAAGAGTGGGCAAAAGGTGTCGGTGCAGTGAGTGTTACAACAGGTTCTACTTCTGGCATAAAGAGTGAAAGGGGCGCAAAGTTATTGCAGCGCCTTGGTTATAATCCTATTGGAATGATTATGGAAAAGGAGTTGGTATAATGGGTGGTTTATGCGGTGGTGGTGCAGCAGCACCTAAAACAAATAAAGAAAGAAATGCAGAGGCTAATAAGCAAGCTGCTGGTACTCGTATGGCATCTAAAGGTGATTACAAAAGCCCTAAGACTGGCTTTCAGCAAGTTAAAGATGATATTCAAATGGATCTTGGTATGAAAGCCAAGGACGTTGATTATTATGCGCGAGTAGATGATAGGGCCGCACGTTCTAAAGCAGCTATGGCAAATTTAGGAAAAGATATATTTGGCAGACCTGCATCAGACAGAAGTTCTCCAGCCCCTGCTGCCCCAGCCGCGCCGACAACCCCAGCCAAAGTTGCAAAAGCACCAGAGGTTCCAAAGCCACCAAAAGGAACTGCAACAACAGCTACAGCTCCCGATCCAGAAGAAAAAAGTGACGTTGGTATAAGCACAGCGGATAGTGGAGAGGCTGAGGCTGCGGAAATATTGGCTTCTGCTGAAGGTGATGCGGAAACTAAAGTTGCAGAAACAGCAACTAAAGGGCGCAGAAAAACTATTGCTACAAGTGCAAAAGGGCTTCTTTCTAAAGCACCTACACGTAAGCGCAGATCGCTGATGAGTGGTTTGATAGCATGATGTATCGGCGCAACATGGCTGGTGAAATGGGCGCTAGATCTTCGCAGCCAGCAAAGCGCCGTGTAGATATGACGGTTGATCCTTTAGAGCGTTTACAGCAAAAAATGGCTGGCAGAACTCAAGGTGGCGCTGTAGAGGGGCTTACGGACAATAAAAAGAAAAAGAAACGCTCAATGATGAATAGTATGGGAATGATGTAATGGCACAAGTAAATCCCTTAATAGCACAGTTAGATCGTAGATTTAAAACATTGCAGACGCAAAGATCTAATTGGGAAAAGCATTGGCAAGAATTAGCAGATTACATGTTGCCTCGTAAAGCAGACATTACCAAGAAGAGAACCCAGGGGGATAAGCGAACTGAGTTAATTTATGACGGTACGGCAGTACACGCTGTAGAACTTCTTTCGTCCTCTTTGCATGGTATGCTCACTTCTCCTAGTACCCCCTGGTTCTCGATGAGATACCGTGATCCATCATTGCAAAATGATGACATGGCTAATGAGTGGCTAGAGCTGTGTATGGATCAAATGTATCAAGCGTTCAATAGGTCTAACTTTCAGCAAGAAATCCACGAGCTGTACTACGACTTAGTTGTGTTCGGAACTGCTGCTTTCTACGTAGAAGGTGACAGGGAAGGGTTGCGGTTTTCATCGAGGCATATTGCAGAAGTAACAGTAGCAGAAGATGCAAACGGTAAAGTTGATACCGTATATCGTAAGTTTAAAATAACTGCTCGTGCTGCATCGCAGCGATTCGGTGAGGACAGTTTGCCAACACAAATGGTAAAAGATTTAAAGAATGATCCGCACAAGGAACATGATCTTATCCACGTTGTATATCCAAGAGGGGAAACAAAAGGTAAGGTAGCAAAAAACAAACCGATTGCATCTGTCTACTATCATCTTGATTCTAAAGCATTAATTTCTGAAGGTGGTTTTGATGACTTTCCATTTATGGTTCCACGTTTCAATAAAGACAGTGTAAGTACCTATGGGCGCTCACCAGCTATGAATGCGTTGCCAGATGTTAAAATGGTTAACAAAATGTCTGAGACAACAATACGTGCAGCGCAAAAACAGATTGACCCACCGCTGATGGTTCCAGATGACGGTTTTGTATTGCCAGTCAGAACAACACCAGGCGCATTAAACTTTTTTCGTACAGGCACACGAGATAGGTTAGAGCCGTTGCAAATCGGCGCAAACAATCCACTAGGTTTAAACATGGAAGAGCAAAGGCGTAATGCAATACGCGAAGCTTTCTTTGTTGATCAGTTGCTTATGTCACAAGGCCCAGCCATGACTGCGACTGAGGTGTTGCAGCGCAATGAAGAGAAAATGAGGCTTCTCGGGCCTGTCCTTGGCAGGTTGCAATCAGAGTTATTGCGGCCTTTAATCTCGCGGTCTTTTGCGTTGCTGCTCAGGAATGGCCTCCTCCCTGCTGCTCCTGAGCAACTACAGGGCCAAGACATTGATATTGAATACGTTTCTCCACTAGCAAAAGCACAAAAGCTAACAGATTTACAGTCTATGCTTCGAGGTTTTGAGGTAATGATGCAGGTAGCAGAGATTGCTCCTGTTATGGATTATCTCGATAGCGATAAACTTGTGCAGTATCTCGTTGAGGTTACAGGTATACCAGCAAGAGTTATACGTAGTGATCAGGAAGTTGCGCGTATTCGTGATGAACAGGCAGAAGAAGCAGAGCAACAGGCGGCTATGGAGCAACAAATGATGGGAGCGCAACAAGCACAACAGGTAGCTCCACTAATTAAGGCCGTAGGTGATACAGAATAATGAAGCAATTAGAAGAGCTAAAATTAGCATACAGGCGCACATTTAATACAGATGATGGGCAAAGAGTATTGAGTGATCTTAAATCTAGGTTTGGATTTGAGGCAACCACGTTTTCGGGCAATCCACATGAAACATCATTTAATGAAGGTCAGCGAGCAACCGTATTGCTGATTGTCCGAATGCTGACCGAAGGGAAGGAACCAAGATGAGCGAAGAGGCAATCCAAGATACAGGATCTCAAGAAGCTGCACCAGAAGCTGTTGTAGCAGAGGCTGCACCAGTTGGCTTTTTAGAAAGCTTACCAGAAGAGTTACGCAATGAGCCGAGCTTGCGAACTTTTACAGATCCAGGCGCACTAGCAAAAAGCTATGTCAATGCACAACGCATGATTGGTGCTGACAAGATAGCAATACCTAGTAAGTCTGCTACATCAGATGAGTGGCGAGAAGTCTATACAAAACTTGGCGCACCGACAGAAGCAGGTGGATATGAGTTTGGAGATGACGCACCACTAGCAGATGAATACATGAACTCTTTTAGAGAACATGCTCTAAACGCTGGATTAAATCCAAATCAAGCTAATGAGATGATGGCATTTATTCGCAGCACAGTAGACGGTGTAAACCAGGGATATGAGCAAGGCGCTGAAGAGGCGCGATACGCATCTGAGCAAGAATTAAAAGAAGAGTTTGGTCAGGCTTTTGAACAAAGGTTAGAAATGGCGCAAATGGCTGCTCGTGATCTTTTGGGAGGCACAGAGATATTTGATGAAATCCAATTATCTGACGGTCGTATGCTGGGGGATCATCCAGCGATTGTAAAGATGTTTTCAAACCTTGCTTCGCAAATTGGAGAGGATAATCTAGCAGGGGAAACAACAGAGTTAATTATGACACCAGAAGAGGCGTCAAGGCAAATTACAGAAATGACATTGCCGAATACGCCATATTGGGATAAGATGCATCCAGAGCATGGCACTTATGTAAATGAAGTGTTGAGGCTTCGGGAGTATACCTAGTGGATAACCGAAAGGCCCACAAGTAAGCTTGTAGTCAAGCGGAATAGCTACCCTAAGTAGCAGCACGGCCTCGCAAGAGACAACCAAGCGCATAAATCATTAACTGAAACAAAGGTAGGAGAGACAACATGTCTACCCAAATTACTACAGCTTTTGTCAACCAGTTTAGCGCTAATGTCCAAATGCTATCGCAGCAGATGGGTTCTTTGCTGC